GGAATGGATAAAGATAAAAAAGACGAAGCTATAGAGGAAGATATTGCAGAAGTAGAAGAAGCAATGGAAGGCGAAGAAGATGCTGACGATGATTCAGAAGAATCTGATGAGGAAGCAGAAGATGACATTGAGGTAAAAGACATGGAAGTCGACGACCTTAAGGATCTTATCCGTGATATTATTGCTCAAGAAATGGGACATGACCACGATGGCGAAGAAATGCCAGGAGAGGAAATGCCTGCTGATGACATGGTAGGAGCGGACGACGAAGAAGAAATTGACTTAGATGAACTTCTTAAAGAAATCTCTGAACTGTCTGAAGAAGACAAGAAAGATAAAAAGATGGAAGAAGAAGTAGAAGAAGGTAAGAAAGAAGAGATGGACGAAGCTAAACATGACGACGACATGAAAGAAGGCGAGAAAAAAGAAATGGACGAAGCTATGAAAGACGAGGACATGGACGAAGCTAAACATGAAGACGAAATGGAAGAAGCTATGCATGATGACAAAGAAAAAATGGAAGAAGCACCAATCAACGAGTTTGGCGGTGTTGACCCAGTGACTGTTGCATTAGGTATTGCTGCTGTATTCGGAGGCTCAGTTCTTACTGTAAAACTAATGGATGATGCTAAGGCTGGTAAATATGGTGAAATGGGTAAAAAGATTGCTAAACATTTCGAAGAAATGGGTAAAGCAGCTGGAGACGCAGTACATCACCGTAGAGAAGAAGTCGAAGTTTCTGAAGTAGAAGAGGTAACTGAATCAGAAGAACTTTCTGAATTACAAGAAGCTTTAAATACTATAGCAGAAATGAAAGGCAAAATGCAAGAAGTTAATCTTCTAAATGCTAAGTTACTTTATGTAAATAAAGTTTTCAAAGCAAACAATTTAACTGAATCTCAAAAAGTAAATGTTATCGCTGCATTCGATAAGGCTGAGACAGTTAAAGAAGTAAAACTAGTATTTGAAACTGTTGCTGATAACGTAGTTACTAAAACTGCAAAAAGTACAATTAAAGAATCAAAACTAGGTATGGCGTCTAAAGCTACTGGAACTACAGCTTCTAAACCAGAAGTTATTTCAGAAGTTAGCGATGCTGTAAGAAGAATGCAAAAATTAGCTGGAATTATTAAATAAATTAAAATTAAATTCAATCATGGAAATTAACCAATTATTGGAAGGGTCTAACAATTTTAAGCGACTGCAAGAAGACAATGCACGTTTAGCTGAAAAGTGGGCTCAATCAGGATTATTAGAAGGATATTCTAATGAAACTGAGAAAAACAACATGGCTATGATCTTGGAAAACCAAGCCAAGCAAATCGTAGCTGAGCAGTCTAGCACTGGTACTGGAGGATCTTTTTCTGCAGGACAGGGTGAGCAGTGGGCTGGTGTTGCTTTACCATTAGTTCGTAAAGTATTTGCACAAATCGCTGCAAAAGACTTTGTTAGTGTACAGCCAATGAACTTACCTTCAGGCCTAGTATTCTACTTAGACTTTAAATATGGAACAGTAAAAGATGGATTTGGTGAAGCTGCAGGCAATCCAAATATGTACGGTAACTTATCTTCAGGATCTGCTAAGATGGCAGTAGATGAAGATGTTAGCGGAGGTCTTTACGGAGTAGGTTCTTACGGATATTCTATTAACTCTGCATCATTACTATTCAGTGGAGCAAATGATCTAGATGCTACTTTAGCAACTGGTAAATTTACAACTGCTTCATTCGACTTAGGAGATGAGCATGTTTACGATTATGACGCAGATTTCTCTGCTTCTATTATTGCAGACGGAACTGAAGCTAGATTAATTAGAATTAACTTTTTAGGAGCTGACTTTACAGACGGTGACTTTGATGCAGTAAGAGCATGGAACTTAGTAGATGACAATGGTGCTGATATTACAAGAATCTACCCAGAGTATACTAAATACAACGCTGCTACTGATACAGTAACATTCGTTGCTTTAGAAGCTGCAGCTGCAGGTGCTGGATCTGTAGATAATGATACACACCCATTAGTTACTTTCGTAAAACAACCATCTGATAACACAAGAGGAGACTTTGAAGATGCACCAGCATCATCAATTCAAATTCCAGAAATCAACGTAGAACTTGCTTCTGAAGCAATTGTTGCTAAAACTAGAAAGTTAAAAGCACAATGGACTCCAGAATTTGCTCAAGATCTTAATGCTTACCACAGTGTAGACGCTGAGGCAGAATTAACATCATTATTGAGTGAGTATATTTCTATGGAGATCGATCTTGAAATTTTAGATATGTTAATTGCAGGAGCAGTAACTACTGAAAGATGGTCTGCTAAATCTAACAAAGTATGGACAGGTACTACTACAAGTGGTAATTGGGCATCAGTTGGAGCATCAGACGGTGGATACTATAATACTCAAGGACAGTGGTTCCAAACTTTAGGAACTAAAATCCAAAAAGTAT